CACAAATAGCCAGGCAAAAATATATTTACAGGTATACGATAACGGCGTGTTATCACAAGCTGATTCTTTACCGACTTTATCTGTCTTTAATGCAGATAGTGATATTTATAACCCTGGCGGTGTTTTAAGCCAGACACCCCTCTATACAAATTTGTCTGCCTTTGATGAACCGCAGACTGGAATGTATTCTTTTACATTAACTCCAAATATGACTGAAATTAATATGGTATTAGAAGTTCAGTGGTCATATTCTTTAGGCGGGCTTGATGTAACTCAAACTGATTTCTATGGTATTGAAACTCCGTATGCAACAATTCCAGAGACAATAGATTTTCTAGGATATAGTCCTGTTGAAACTGATTCAAATTATGTGGATCCATCAATAATTGTAAAAACTGAAAAAATGGCTAGAACCATTATTGAAGGATATACTGGTATTAAATTCTATAGGTATTATAGTGGACAAGAGATTTATGGAATTGGTGCTAATACCATCCAACTCACAGAAAAAATGCTTTCATTAGATCAAATCTATGAAAATGAAATTTTAGTTTTTGATAACACTCAAACACCAACCTATAATACTTTTGGATATAATACTGAAATTAGTCCAACAGGATATCAAATTCGTATCTGGTGGCCTGGTTGGGCAAATGGGTGGGATAATCAGATGGATCCGACCATATATGAGTATGGAAGATTCAGGGACAGATATCTTTATCGCTTCGTAGGTGAAATTGGATATAAGTATGTACCAGAAGATATCAAGTTAGCATCAATGCTACTGCAACAAGATATTTTGGCTAAAGACTATAATTGGAGAAACAAATATTTGTCTCAAGTTACTCTTAGTGAAATTACACTTAGAATGGCTGCGGGAGCATTTAACGGTACAGGAAATGTTATGGTAGATAACATTCTTGATCAATATCGTAAAGCAAATATTGTTATAATATAATGTTTAATGGAATAGATACTTCGTTTATTGGGACAACTATGAATATGAAAGCTGATGTTTATATTCAGCAAAATGTTCAAGATCCAAATACAGGTGCAATTAAGCGTGAATGGCTTTATGCTAAAACTATTCAATGTAAAATAGAGCCTATTAAAAGTCGTGGAGCATCTTCAAAAGGTGATAATAAAGCTTTTGCAAGAACCTCTGATATGGATTATGATGAGAAGATACAGCTAAAGATGTATTCGCTAGAGCTTATGAGTAAGCGTTGGCGTATTGAGAATATTAGAACTAGTGACAACCGTCAAGTTTTTGTTGAAATAGATAAAATTGATCAACCAGATACTAAGTTTGAAGTCACAGCATCACATGCAGTTCTTGACCCTTTTGGCAAGATAACATTCTATGACACAATTCTTCTAAGATCTGAGATGCAAGATGACACTAAAGCTTGAGATTGATACCAATAACCTAAAAGCAGATTTAAATGAATTTGTGGCAAGTCTAGAAGAAATGACTGGTCCTGGAGTAGTTGGAGCAATATCTCGTGCAACATTTTCAATAACTGGCGAAAGATTTATGATTGCTGCAGATAACTATGCAAGAGCAAATCCTAAGAAAATGCATCATGTTTATGAGTGGGGTAAAATAGGTAATAAAATAGGAAGACTTTTTGTTCTGGAAAGATCTTTACTTGTAAATGGAAATCTTTTAATAACTACAAACTTTTTGCCATCAAAAATGCCAGTACCCATTAATAAAGAATTACTTATCCCTGGCAGAACAGGCAAAGCAGTATCAAGAAAAAGTATTTTTGCCAATAAAGCAAAGGTTATGGAAGCAGGAACTCCAGTCTCATTTACTGCAAAAAGAGTTTTATCAATTGTTGGTAATAACGGAATAGTTTTTATAGCCCCAGGAACACAAATAAAGATTCTTCATCCAGGAGGACTAAAAACAAAAAATGCATTCGCATCATATATAGTTGAATGGTATACTAAAAATGCAGGTGCAATTATGGACTCCTCTGGACTATATGAGATGATATCTGATGAAGTGTCAATAGTCATGAGTTCAAATAATTATGGGGTCACGCAGGTTAGAGCAGCAGTAGAAAGTGTTGCTGAAAAGTTTGATAAAGGAGCGAATATTAAATGACAGTAGATTATTCATATGTTGCAGCATTTGATGTAAGAAATGCTATATGGACGGAATTACAAAATGTAGGTCTATTAAATTCTAAAGATTATATGGCTGACGGATTTAACTATCCACTAGTCCCTATTATTCCTTCCCAACAAGTTCCAGAATTTAATAATTTGCTCCCTGGGAAAACATATATGACTTACGATATTATTCAAAAACCAGTCGGGCCACAATGGTGGATTTCAGAAGAAACTATGGTCATGCAAATAATATCAAGAAGTAATTCTGAAATATTGACAATCATTAACTTTCTAACAGATCTTTTTAGAAGATATGATCTATCTGCACTTGACGTAAATAGCCTAGCACAGTCAAATAATAGTCCTTTTAAGTTCTTTAATTTCAGGATAGAATCAGCAAACCCTGTTCAACCATTTATAGATGAAGGCGGGTTTATGAGCGGAGACTTCTCCTTTATATACACGTATACACGCTCGGTAGATCAAGGACCTAATAATACAGGTAGATATATCTAAAATTTGAATTATATTGGTTTAATGCTATGATTTTCTATGAGGAAGCAAGTTGTCATCTTCTTTTTTTTAAACTTAAAATAAATAAGGTGGTGAAATAAATAAATGGCTACAAATACAAAAAACGTAATCGTCGGTGCAGCAGCATTGTTCACAAGTATTGGAAATAGTTCTAATAACTATGGTCGCCCAGCAACAGATTCAACAACACTTGGATCTCTGTTCTCAGCAACCGCTCCAGCACGTCAGTCTCTCCTAGCTTCTACAGCTACTCCAGCTACTGGATATCGTGAAGTAGGATACACAAATACAGGTCTTGAAATTTCATACGAACCAACATATGGCGATGTAATGGTTGATCAGCTACTTGACTCTGCTCGCCTATTCAAGCAATCCCTTAAGGTTACGCTTAAGACAGAGCTTGCAGAAGCAACACTTGAGAATCTAACATTCTCATGGGGTCAAATGGATACTTACTATGTTGCAAATACTGCAAGCACAGTATCATCAATCCCAACACTCGTAAATAATGACGCAGCTCTTGGAACTAACGATAATCCAGCAGCAGCATTGAATATTTCAGCAGGTGCTCTCGGAGATGCTCCAGTAGAGCGTGTCCTAATTGCAGTTGGACAAGCTCCACAGCAAGTTGGTACATCAGTTGCTGATTCAGTACCAAGCGGTATCAGCTCTTCTAGCACAATCTCAGCTGGAACAGCTACAACTGCTTTGCGTTCTAAAGAGCGTGTTTATGTTGCACGTCGTGTTGTTTCAATTGATACAACAGCACACTCTTTGAAGCGTGATGGAGCAACAGTGTTCCCAGTGAACTTCCGTTGCCTACCAGATTCTAACTATGCTTATGCAGGTTCAGAATATGGTGTTGTTATTGACCGTGTATTCGGCACTAACTAACAACTAAATACAACTTAATATAGAATTTCAAGCCCCGTCAGAAATGGCGGGGTCTTGAATTTGTCCATAGGTATTATATTGGTATAATTTAACTAATAAACAAAGGAGCTATAAATTGGCAACAACAGTATATGATGTAGTAGAAATTGAGTTGGGTGATGGAACAAACGTCATTCTAAAACCGCTACCTATTAAACAGCTTAAGAAATTTATGGCTGTTATAAAAGAAATAGAGCTTCCTGAAAATGAATCAGAAGAAGCAGCAATGGAAGTTTTTATTAAAGCAGCAATGGTGTGCTTGGAAGCAGTGAAGTCACCTCTAGCAGAAGATAAAGATAAATTTGAAGAAGTCATTGATACTCCAACAATGATGAAGATTCTTGAAGTTTGCGGGGGCATAAAACTTAATGACCCAAACCTTCTGGGAGCAGCTCTAGTTGGGACGAACTAGATCTAGCCTCCCTTGAGTCCGAAGTTTTCTTGCTCGGTCATTGGAAAAACTATGATGAGCTTGAAAGTAATTTATCGTTAGAGGAATTAATGGCAACATTAGATGCCTCTAGAGATAGAGAGCATCGTGAGAGAAAGTTCTTAGCAGCAATGCAAGGAATTGATCTTGATGAGGCAGAAAAAGAACCTGAAGATGTTTCAAGTTTGATGAATGCTAGAAATGCTCAAAGCGAAGGTTTTGGAATAAATGAAGGATTAAGCTTCATGCAATTGGGGGAATAACATATGGCAAATATTGAACTTAAGATAGTCGCACTAGGTGACTTCTCAAGTGTAAATGCCCAAATAAAAGCCCTTCAAGCACAAGTTGAATTACTTCAAACAAGTGTAGCTGGCGTTGGTTTAAAGCCAGAGATGGCAAACCAATTAAAGAATGTTCAATCTGAATTTTCTAATGCTTTAATGTCAAGTGGTAATTTTACAAAACAAACAGTACAGCTCACATCAGAAACACAAAAATTTGGACAAGCCCTTCAATCTGGTAGATTAAGTCTTGGTCAATATTTTGGAATTATAACTGGAAGATCTGCATCTGCACAAAAATCTGTACAGGCACTAGCAGTTGAGCAAGTTAAATTAAATAATTCTATAGTTCAAACAGATATTACAAAGCAAGGGGTATATAGTGTTTATACTCCAACAAAGATTGATGAACTATCTCATTCTACTGAGATTGCAGCAGCTAAACAAAATATTTATAATCTTGCTGTTAAAGAAGGATCTACACAGCTTATTAACTTTGGTAAAAATACACAGTGGGCTGGTCGTCAGTTAACTGTTGGTCTTGCAATGCCAGCTATTCTTTTTGGCAGTCAAGCAGTTGCAGCATTTAAAGCAGTAAATACAGAATTAACAAGATTACAAAGGCTCTATGGTGAAGGTCTTACTCCTCCAAGTCAAGCACAACTTAATCAGATTTCTGGTCAAGTTCTTAATCTTGGAAAAAATATTGCTTCAAGTATGGGTATTGCCCAGTCTGAGACCGTTAAAGTTGCAGCTAATTTTGCTGCTATGGGTATTCAAGGACAAAATCTTCTTAATATAACTACTCAAACACAAAGACTTTCAAAGCTAGGTGCTATTGATGCTACACAAGCAACTGCAGCAATTGTATCTTTGCAAAATGTTTATAAAGTAAGTACACAAGATTTAGGTAATGCTGTTAACTTCTTGTCATCTATGCAGAAACAAACAACAATGTCTCTTTCTGATATGACAGATGCTATTCCACGTGTTGGTCCAATTATGGCACAATTAGGTGGAACATATAAAGATACTGCTGTTATGTTGCTTGCTATGAAAGAAGCAGGTGTTCCAGCAGTACAAGCTGCTAACGCATTGAAATCTGCTATGGCATCTATTATTGCCCCTACATCTGCAGCAACAAAAGAATTTGCATCATTTGGAATCAATCTTGCAACAATTAAAAATGCAGGAACACCAGTACAAATGATTGAAGCTTTACAGTCAAGTCTTGTTAAACTTGCACCGTTGGCAAGAGAACAACTTATTGAAAAATTATTTGGTAAATTTCAATTTGCTCGTGTTTCAGCACTTCTTGATAATTTTGGAAGAGTAGGATCTCAAACACAAAATGCTTTGAAAGTTGCTGGTGCTACAAATGCACAACTTGCAACTTTAGCAGGTCAAGAAATGGCTCAAGCCACACAGTCTACAACTGCTAAGTGGCAAAGAGCTATTGAAACATTAAAAGCAGATTTATATCCAATCGGTCAAAAGATTCTTGAAGTCGGAACAAAAATTATTGATTTTGGTCAAAAGATTGCTGATTTCTTTAATCGTCTTCCAGGTCCAATTAAATCTGGACTTGGAATTCTTCTCACCCTTGGAGTACTTTCTGGTCCAATTATTATGATAACTGGTTTGCTTGCAAACTTAATGGGGCAGGGCATGAAAGTAGGCTATAGCCTACTAGGAATTATTGATGGAACTAAAAAGTGGAAAGATTTGATGACTCCAACATCTATTGCAGCAAAAACTGCAACTGATGTATTTAATGAAGGCATAATGACAAATGTTGAGTCAATTGATCAACTTAATGCAGCACTTGTAATAATGATAGATAATATTGCTAAAATTAATATGGGTCAAATGACTAGTGCTGGCGGGGTGCTAGGTTCAGTTGAAAAAGCAGCAGCAGCAGAATTAGCAAGTGGTCAATTGTTGCTACCAGAAATGGCAACAGGTGGATTTGTTCCAGGAAATCCTTCAGATGGCGATGCTTATCCTGCAATGTTAATGGGCGGGGAAGCAGTAATCCCTACAAAACAAGCTCAAGCACATGCTCCTCTTATTAGTGCATTGATATCTGGAAAATTACCACACTTAGAATCAGGTACAGTAAGATTTGAAGGTTCTTCAGAAGCCGATATTGCAAGAAAAGCAGAAGTAACTTCATTCCCAGGAACAATTAGAAAAAAAATTAATTCTTCATATTGGATCGGAAAGTCTGATGAACAAAAAATTATTGAAGATGAGCTATCAGCAGCTGGAATAGGTTCAGGTAGTAATGTAGGAAAAAATGCTTTAAGAACTGAATCTGCTCATACCTCACATAGATTAATAACTCGTTATTCCCCAGTATTGAATAAACCATATTCTATAAAAGATTCATCTAATCCTGCTGAAGCACAAGCTGAATGGGGTGCAATCAATGGTTATGGTGGGTCAATATCTCAACACCCTGGCGTAACTAATTCTTTCATGAATAATCCAGAAGCAATGGCTAAGACTGCAAAAGAGCTAGGAATTTCTGTTGATGATCTTAAAAAAGAAATTGATTCTAT